TTTACAACGCTAATATTACTTACTTCTTTTGTTTAACTAACACCTCATTAACTGTAAAGTTGTGAGGTGTTTTTTTTGTAAAAATAATTAAATTATTTTTTATCATAATTATGATTATTGTGATTTTTATATTATCTTTGCATAGTTAAAAAATTAAACTATGGAAAAAAGCCAAATAGAATTTGCTCACTTAGAAACTGCACTTATTAAAAATGAGTGTCGTAAAAATGGTATAATCAAACCTAAAAAACAAGATTTAGTTGATTGTGCATTTATTTTAGCTAACAAAAAACTAAATGAATTATTAAAATGAATAATACTTACGAAGAAGTATCGCCTTACATTCGTGCAGTTATAGAAGATAATTTTTTATCTTTTGAATGCCCAAAATGTGATAAAAATGTAGAGTTAGGTGCAGATGATGACACTTTTATTTATGAAATGAAAGAAAATCATGACTACAGTTACCAATGCCCAGTATGTAAATTAGATGTTGAAATTTTAATTACTGAAATATGTTAGATTCAAATAAAAAAATTGGTATTTATAAAATAACCAATAAAATAAATAATATGTCTTATATCGGTGCTTCAAAAGATATAGAAAAAAGATTTGTTTCTCATAAAAGAAATAGCACTAATGTTAAATTAAAAAATGATTTAAATAATTATGGTATTGATAATTTTACTTTTGAAATATTAGAAGAATGTAGTATTGAAAATATAAGAGATAGAGAATTATTTTATATTGAAAATAGTGATTTAGAAAATACTTATAATTCAAAATCCTATTGTGGATACAATGGTAAGCCATTATGTGTTGACTTAGATAAATTTAGTATAATTTTAAAAGAAAAAAGAGAATCATTAGGATTAAATTTTAGAGAATTAGCTAAATTAATACCATGTAAAGAATCTGTAATCTATAATTTAGAGTGGTGTAAAACTCACGCAAGTAAAAAAATGATTAAAAGAATTTGTCAAGTTTTAGAAATTGATATATGATTAACATACACAACATTGATTGCATGGAGTTAATGAAAAATACTCCTGACAAATATTATGATTTGGCAATTGTTGACCCGCCGTATGGGATAAATATTAATATTTCAATTGGAAGGCGCAAAGGAGATAAAAAAAGCAATTACCATAAATTTTCTGGTAATGATAATTCAATTCCTTCTGCAGATTATTTTAAAGAATTATTTAGAATATCAAATAATCAAATAATTTTTGGTGGTAATTATATGACTGAGAATTTGCCACCTTCTCCATGTTGGTTGTTATGGGACAAAGGTTTTTCTGAAGATGTTACGTTTGCACAGTTTGAGTTGGCTTGGACTTCTTTTAAAAGTTCATCTAAAAAATATGATTTTAATGCTGCAGCTAATTTAAACAGAATCCACCCAACACAAAAACCTGTTGCACTATACAAATGGATTTTATCAAAATACGCTAAGCAAGGTGACAAAATACTTGATACACATTTTGGTAGTGGTAGTCATGGAATTGCGTGCTATGATTTGGAATTTGATTTAGACGCTTGTGAATTAGATAAGGATTACTTTAATAGTAGCGTAGAACGTATAAAAACACACGCTAAACAACAAAATTTATTTATACCAGGGCAGGAAATAAATGTTTATGCTAAAACCTAAAGAAATATTCTTTTGTGACTTAATTGTTTTAAAAGACAAAAAGCCATTTAAAATCGAAAAATGCGTGTGGCTAGAAGGCGAAACCATTTACAAACGAATGGAAATTAAAGAAGTAATCAAAATAAAAAGTTTGGGATTTCAAGCGAATTGATATTATGAGAATTAGCGAACAAGAATATTTACAAGCTTTAGAAGTTTGTAAAAAGTATAAAGAACAAATTAATTTAGAATATAATACAATTAATAAAAACTCTATAAATAATATTATAGATGTAAAGATTGTTGATATTAAAATGTCAACAAGATTATTAAATTGTATATTTGATTGGATTGGGCGTAATGGTGACATTTATGCTTGGAGGGAATCAGTTTTTAATAAGAATGAATATAATATTTCGTATTTTAATAATATTGATTTAAATAAATTTAAAAGAATTAGAAACTTAGGTAAAAATTCTTTAATTGAATTTGAAGAAATATTAAATAAATATAATATTGAATATGTAAAACCTAAAAGTTATTATTTTAGTTAAAAACGAATAATTAACCATGTCAACCCTAATCAACCCACCACCATAAGCCAAAATGATAGTATTTTGGCTTATATGCTAAACGGTAACCGTATAACGCCGATTGAAGCATTAAAACTATTCAAATGCTTTAGATTAACATCTCGAATTTGCGATTTAAAACAACGAGGATTTGATATTAAAAAAGAATTTGTGAAAGTAAATTCAGGTAAAAAAGTTATGAGTTATTGGATAGATATTGAAAATAATTAGTATATTTGTGTTGTGATTTAGTTCACGTTTCGGGGTCGGAGCCGATAAATAAGAATTTATATAAAAACCTTAATTGCAGAGTAGAGAACTCCGACCTCGAAATGCAGTTAAGGTTTTTTTGTTGTTTAAAAATGAAAATATCAAGAAAGAAAATAAAGCCTAAAGAAAGGTTATTTTTAGTTGAAAAGTATAATTATAAATGCTTTTTATGTAATTATAATTTTAAGCAAGAAGGAATTTATAATGGTAAAAATACTATTACTATTAATGGAATTTGGATTGAAATAGACCATATAATACCATTAAGTAAAGGTGGGAAAGATGATATTTCAAATAAACAGATACTATGTAATAAATGTAATTGTAAAAAATATAATAATTTATGAGTAAACTAAGAAGTGTATCAACTGCATTTTGGAGTGACCCTTTTATTGAGGATTTAACACCAAACGAAAAACTACTTTATTTGTATTTTATTACAAATGAAAAAACAAATATGTTAGGTATTTATGAGTTATCAATTAAGAAAATTTCTTTTGAAACTGGTATTACAAAAGAAACGGTTTCAAAGGCTTTAGAAGTATTTGAAAGGCTTAATAAAGTTAAATATATTGATAACTATATTATTTTAACAAATTTCTTAAAACATCAACATTTTAATACTAATATGATGAAGTCTGCTATTGATTGTTATTTAGAATTACCTAAAACATTGAAAGATAGTACACTTATATTAGATAAAAATAACCCTTTAGAATCCTTTCAAACCCTTTCAAACGCTTTGCTTATGGTTCGGAAAGTAGAAGTAGAATATGAAGTAGAAATAGAAGTTAAAGATGAAAAAGAAAAAGAAATTTTTTTAGCAAAAAATTTTGAAAAAAATGAACATGATTTGCAAAAGTATATTTTAGAAAATTTAAAAATAGTTTCTAAAATGAAACAACAAATGTCATTTGAAGATTGCGAAAAAATAATTTCAAAATATGGAATAGAATTAGTAAATAAGAAATTATTAGCAATGGAGAATTACAAAGAATTATTGAAAAAAAATAATTCAGTTTTTCTAACTTTAAATAATTGGTGTGATAGGGAAGTTGTTACAAATAACCAAAATAAAAAACAAACTTCATTAGGTGCAATAGCTGAAATAGCTAACGAAGATTGGAGCGATTTCACACTTAAACGTAAATATCGTATTTAATATGGGAAATATAAACTCTATTGAATTAAAACAACAAAATAGTATAGTAACATCAAAAAATATTTTTGAAGCGATACAAGGCTTAAAAATAGAAACTATACAAAGACAAATAGCTTTAGCAAGATTAAAGCCAAAAATAGGAGATTTACCAAGAGATAAACAAAGTGAAAATCTTTTTTTACATTCTCTAAAAGGTTTGATAATGAAAACTTATGCAGATTGTGGTCAAATACCAAGTAATGAAAGTTATTTTGTTGAAGGTGCTGAAATAAAACCTATTAAATTCCAAGTACAAGAGTTATCTGATGATATTGATAGAAGTTTTACAAATCTTACTTTAGATGAAATTTATATAGCATTCTCAGAAGGTGTAAGGGGTATATATGGGGAGTTTTACGGTTTAAATAATGTAACTTATTTCAAATGGCTAAAATCTTATAAAGAATCTGAAACTCGTAGAAATGCTTTATTTGAGTTAAATAAATTACGTGAACCAATTAAATTAGAATTGCCACAAAAAGTATATTCTAATTCTGAAATTTACGAACTAAATAAAGCCAATATTATTGATTTCTATTACAACTATTTTCTAAAAGAAAAAGAGTGTATTACGTTTCCGTACTCACTTATTTACAAAACTTTAGATTGTTGTAAAATAATAAACTATTCTGTAAATGAGCGAATAGAAATGTACAAAAAGGCTCAATTTGTTTTAGAAAGCAAACTAAGAAATGAACGTGCTAAAGGTACTATAAAAGCTTCAAAAATGGAATTTGAAATAAAAGAAATTCAAGAGCCTAAAAGTCAAAAAGTAATTATCAAAGCACAGGAAATGTTAGTTTTAAAATTCTTTGAAATGTGTAAACAACAATCAAAAGATATGGAAATAAAGTTTGAAGATAACTTTACAGAAGAAAGTAAATTACAATTTAATTTAAATTATGAAAGCATCAAGAAATAACACCACAGGAATAGATTTTATTGCTTATAAATTAGAATTGCATAAAATAAAATTTATCTCAAAACATAACTCAAAAAGTGAGTTTAAACCAATAAAAGGTCGTTTATTTAGAGCCGATTTTTACTTACCTGAGTATAATTGCATTATTGAGTACGAAGGATTAAACAGTCGCAAAAGTGGACACTTAACATTTTCAGGTTATACAAAAGACTGTGAAAAGTATAATTTAATTTCATTAGAAGGATATACATTATTACGATTCACAATGAAAAATTTAGACCAATTAGATATATGTATTGAGAAAATGATTTTAAATAAACAAGCTAAATAAATTAACGAAGTATTTAAAGATTAAATTATGAATGTAATAAATCCAAGAAACTCAGGAAGAAAATTAGGTTCAAAACAAAAAGTAAGTCAAAAAGAAATACAACTAGCTAATGAATTAAGATGTTTTATTAAAGATAATAATTTAAATCTTAATGTTATTAGAACTAAATTAGGTATGAGAAATAGTTGTATTTACTACTTTATGAAAGAAAAAACATACTTAGTAGCGTGGTTACCACAATTGGAGCAATTATTTAAAAATAATTTAATCAAACAAGCAAATGAGTAAGTACAAAGCAATAGCAATATCAAAAAGAATATTTGAAAGTAATTTTGATAATGATAAAATTGAAAAACTT